CAGCTACATCAGCTACATCAGCTACATCGGGTAGTATTCTGGATGATATTGTAAGCGTGTTTATACAAGAAAAAGAATATTTTGAATCCGTATTAAACATAGAAAATTGTGCTTTTGTAAGTAGTATGAAGAGCTGTATTGATAGTCCTATTATAAGGATTCACTATGATGAGGAGTATGATAAAGTATTTGATGCTTATAATAGCTACGAGCACACTTTCATAGAAATAAAGGATTACTTTGAGCAACGGATCCAACAATGTGAAAGTAAGGTAAATGAAAGTGGGTATATCAAAATACACAAAACAGACAAGTCGGGAAAATATCTGGAAATAACAACACCACGGTCTACAAAGTTGAAAGAAGCCTTGCAAACATATGAAGAAAAGAATAAAAACGTTACAGTACCCGTATTATTAAAAGACATTAAATTTGTTACGGGTAATGGAAAGAGTAAAAAAATAGAATCCCCTTTTATAAATAGCGTTACTCGTAGTATATTAGATTATGAAGGAAAACTACAAAAAGAATCTTCGCGCGCATATGAAAATATTATGAAAGAAATCGAAACCGGACACGTAGATAATTTGGATAAAATTTCATTACTTATAACAAGATTAGATGTGATACAGTCAAAAACGTATGTAGCGCATCAATATAATTATAGTATGCCTGTGTTAGATGAACACACCCGGTCTTTTGTTCATGCGTATGATTTGCGACACGTATTAATAGAACATCTACAACAAGATGAGACCTATGTGCCGAATGATATATTCTTGAATAAATCGGTCCACGGAGAAGAAGAGGATGGTTATGAAAGTGGTAATTTGTTATATGGAACAAATGCAGTCGGAAAAACCAGCCTGATACGCGCATTAGGTATTTGTGTGATTATGGCTCAATGTGGAATGTATGTTCCGTGTAGCAAATTAGTATTCAAACCATATACGGGTGTTTACTCAAGAATCATAGGAAATGACAACCTGTTTCGCGGGTTATCAACGTTTGCGGTAGAAATGTCTGAGTTGCGGGTTATCTTGAAGGAAGCAAATGAGAATAGTCTGATATTAGGAGATGAATTGTGCTCTGGAACTGAATTACAATCGGCATTAAGTATATTTGTATCTGGATTAGAAAAGATGTACCACAACAAGAGTAGTTTTATATTTGCAACACATTTCCATGAGATAGTTAATTATGATGAAATAAAGGCAATGAATCATTTGGGGATAAAGCATATGGAAGTAATTTACAATCGTGAGCTGGATGAATTGGTCTATGATAGAAAGGTAAAAGATGGTCCTGGCACAAATACGTATGGGTTGGAAGTGTGTAAGTCATTACATCTGGACCAAGATTTTTTAACCCGTGCCTATGACATACGAGATAAATATTTCAAGGAGTTTTCTGGTTCACTTGCGCGGGGAACATCACGTTACAATGCGAAGAAAATACTGGGTGTTTGTGAAATGTGTAATAATGAGCTTGGTTCCGAAGTACACCATATCGAACATCAAAAAGATGCAGATGAAAAAGGTTACGTGGGAAGCGTCCATAAGAATCATAAAGCAAACCTAATGAATATTTGTGAAAAATGCCATGATGAACTCCATCGTAATGAAAATACCCATCTGAAAAAGAAGAAAACGTTGAGTGGAAAGGTGGTTTTGAATTAGAATAATAATATTAGTTATTCTAATTCATATGTATTGTTTTTTATTGTTGCTTTAGTTTGGGTCTCAATGCACTTAATAAAATACTATTTTCATAATCAGGAACATAAGTTCCATTATCATAGCGTCTCTTTGTTGGATGAATACGTTCTAACAATAATACGGGATTTGATAAACTACTGGAATGGTGAGGTTGATTTTGGACGTATAACCGGTTAAGTTCATTTACCTCACCATCTTTCACGTAAGGAATGTTACTTTCTTTTAGCATTTGTGACCCAAATTCTTTTTTGATTGTCTCTTCTGTGACATGGTATTGGATATCATAGCGGTCTAATGCGCCTTTGGTGCTGGTATCTGCAGTGTATTCGCCGCTACTGTAAGCAGCAGCAAGGTCCTGAATGTCTGTACGTTCCATATCTGCTAACGTGGTCTCTTTTCCCAGAGTAATAAGACTTTTTTGTATTTCCTTTGTAAGTTCATTCCTTTCTTGGATATTTTGTGCTTTCTGTAATATGGTATCTTCTAACTCTTGGGATTCAAGCATAACACGTTCAACTTCTTCAGTTAGTGCGGCCTCATCCCCTAATAGTTCAGGCTTTTCTCTTAAAATATTAAAACGAACTTCTTGTTTAATTTTTTGTAGTTGTACGTTTACCCATTCGGGGTCGGTATAGTCATCCGGTTTTTCTAATCGACTACTATTTTTGATATTTTCATTAGCAATATCGATTGCTAATACAATATCTTCGCCAACGGCATAATCACGGGCAGTTCTTCCGTCAGTGTCATTTAATGTAACATCTGCACTGTTGTTAATCAATACTTGTACTATTTCAAAATGACTATATTTGGCGGCCCACATTAATGCAGTTTTCCCGTAATTATTCTGAGTGTTTATTGTGCTACCATCATTGAGTTCAATTATTTTATTCACAATTTCAAGATAACCATTTCGCGAAGCCCACATAAGGGGGGTAGAACCATTGCTATTTATTTCAGCAGTATTTTCTTCAATAAGTAGCGTATCAGTGTCATCATCTGTCTCTTTAATTGTGCCATTTTTAATAGCAGTGATTAAGGGGGTATCTTCTTCATCTTGTTCTAATACTTCATTTTCACCATCAGCAAATGTCGTGTTGTCGGTTGTAAAATGTTCGACGCATCTACCTTTACAGTCAATCTTCTTACCGTATAATGGGTAAAAAATAAGAATAATAATTAATGCGGCAACTATATATGGTAACACTACATCTAATGGAATAGCAGCAATAATAGCAAAAATACTAACAAAGAAATAGACAACTGCATCGCGGATACTAATAAAGAAGTTAAGTACTTTGGTGGAGTAATCAACGGGTAGGGTTGGTTCCTTTGGTTTCTTTGGAGCATTCAGCCAATCCGTGATGGATGTGAAAAAATCCGAAAAGACACCCACGAAACGAGACCATCTGTCAGAGATTTTTATGTCTGGTGTGTTACTGTTTATAAACGTGCCTATTTTATATGAGGAATAGATAAAAATNAAAAAACCAAGAAAAATTCCAACAATAGCAATAACGTAAATAAGGGGGTTATTAAGATTATTAACAATATTCATCTATAATAAAGTGATATAAAAATTGATTGTGAAAATAATAATATCTAAATATTATAAAACTATGATTATACCTATTAAGTGTTTTACCTGTGGAATGGTATTGGCGGATAAATACCGATTTTATGGTATGGAAGTAAGAAAACGAAAATTGCAAAAAGGGGTATCTCTTGATAATGTTGTATATTTAACAAAAAAGAATACAGAAAAAACGACTGAAGGAGATGTGTTAGATGAATTAGGATTAACAAATGTATGTTGTAGAAGACATATGCTTACTCATGTAGATATTGAATAATTACACATAACTATGAAAGATAAATGATAAAAAATATGGGTGGGTCCATATTTTTTATAGGGTGAGATAGTTATTTACATAGCAGTGCCTTCCCCAATGAAATAGAAATATCCATATGACTCCCATTTGGAAAGCACGTCCTTGACGTTTCGGAAGAAATATTCGTACTTGTTGTCGCTCTCGCGAAGCTGTTTCATAGTAATGAATGGTTCGTTTCCTTTTGTATAGTCGATCCATCTATTCCTGTTTTCGGGTAAAGGCAATATTTCTCTTTTTATAATATCAATAAATCGTTCATTTTCAATAATATCTTTGTACATCTGACACATACGTAATTGTATATCCTTTCTGGACATTTTCAAATTAAAATTATAACCGAGGTATCGTAATAAGGTATAGCTTTGGCATAGAGTGTCGTTCTTGTCAACATAGATATTTTGGTATCTACCCGCAACGCTACATACTCTTTTGCCTTTCCCTACTAACTCATTACCATTTCTGTCATATTTAATTTCATACAAATAGTGGTGTTTGGAGTATTCAAAGGTCTCATCAGCAGCCTCGACTTCAAGACGGTATTTTTTATTAGGGAATATTTCTGTAATGATTTCCCTAATTTGTACGTCCCCGAAGAACTGGTTGATAAAGGTAAAGTGTTTTTTTCCAAAATTGGAAAGTTTGGTTACGGTGCATTCATTCATTGTGTAATAATATGAGGTAGACTGCAGCTGTAAAACTAATTCAATTTTTGTTCTTGGGAATTTATAATCTATCGGCTGTATATACATATAAATGATAGGATTAACAGACTTATGTGCTCCAGCGGAGTTTTATTTGGTAGTATCCATACTTGCATTATTTTTTATCACATTTCAGAACATAGGAAATAAAGAAATATATTGTTTAGGGGAGTATCAGTGTATGGTACCAAGCACATTTGGAGTGTTTGTATTTAAAATAGTATATATTGCGTTTTGGACATGGTTATTAAACATCTTGTGTAGAGGAGGTGCAAGTTGGTTGTCATGGCTAATTGCGTTATTCCCAATCATACTGTTTTTTGTTATCTTGTCGTCATTGTTTTTGTCAAATATGGCTATTGTATAGAATTATTATTTTAGTAAGTAATTCTATACAGATGTTGTCTCAACAATTATTATTGAAACTCCCCGAAGAGATTATCATAAATCATATTTTGCCCTATACATATTCACCTATTACGTTTGAATTGTCAGAGGATATAAAAGATTATGTCAAGAATACACAACAATTAAAGAATTTATATAATACTACGCAGAACCATATTGTTTTATTTCGTGGCTTAATTACGTATTTAAGAGAAATAAGTAGTCTTTCCGAACACGTATATATTTCTCAAAAGTTTATTGATATTATGAGCCGAGATATAATGCTAAAAAATTACACACGAGAAGTAGTGATACAATATATATCAAAGAAAATAATAAAACCAAAACAGTTGAACTATACCCGCTTTTTTGCGTTATTATTTGGATTAATGGACGTAGATGAACGCAATAGGTTCATGGTGGATATAGCAGATGCTGAAAAGTTGTATATAATTCCCACAACGACCCCACATTTGGCGCAAATATTATCTGAGTAAATATTACTGATGGATGAGAGTGTTATAACCTATTTACATAAACGTTTACCGGATGAATTGTTAATAAATCATATATACCCTCATTTGTATGAGGTACAGCCGAAGAAATTACTGGTGGATATAAGGAGCTATGTCTCGGATTTAGACTTATTGCTGGAAGTATACAGCACAGAGTTTAATGAGTTGATTTTATTTAATGATATGGTGAATTTTGTAACACGCCGTTCATTATCTATACAGATGATGAATACTCAATATGAATCTATATTACGGCGGTACTTTATGTTATGGTATAAGACAACAAAGTATATAGTAAGGTATTACACGAATTATTTAGTAAAAGATGATGGTAACTATAATACCAAAATCCGGTTTATGTGGGGGTTATTGACACCAAGCGAACGAACCAATTTTATTCAACGGTATATTCGTTACATAGGTCGGCGGCATTCTCTATAAAATAATTGTAAAAATTGATTAAAGGAGACTTAAATAATACATTGTATTATTGTATAGATGAGTGCTTCATTAACTAATATTTCAGAACAAGAGAATAACACATTAAAATTCACGTTAAGTGGGTTGAATGTAAGTTTGGCAAATGCAATACGACGAACAATATTGTCTGATATTCCAGTTGTAGGCATTTACACACAAACGTATAAGGACAATCAATGTATTATTGAAAAGAATACATGTCGTTTACATAATGAAATTTTAAAACAGCGTCTTAGTTGTGTCCCAATTCATAGCAAAAATATGGATACATTGCCAGGGAACTATGTGCTTGAGGTAGAAAAGAAGAATGATACAGACAATATGATGTATATAACCACAGAAGATTTCAAAATAAAAAATAAGCAAAACGATAATTATTTGACAAAAGAAGAAACGAGAAAAATATTCCCTGCAAATGATAAAACAAATATGTATATAGATTTTACCCGATTGCGTCCAAAGATTAGTAACACAATTCCAGGAGAGGAATTGAAGTTAGCAGCAGAGTTCTCAGTTCATAGGGCAAAAGAAGATAGCATGTATAATGTAGTGTCGAAATGTGCTTATGGTAATACACCTGATATGGATAAAGTAGAAGCAGAATGGAAGAGTATGGAGCAGAGATTGCGTAGCGAAGACCTAACCCAAGATGAAATAGATTTTCAAAAAAGAAACTTTTACTTGTTGGACGCCCAAAAATATTATAAAGAAGATAGTTTTGATTTTGTTATTCAAACAATAGGCATTTACGAAAATAAAGAAATTATGTTGAAGGCGTGTGGTATTTTGAAAGACAAATTTCAATTATTATTACAATCAATTGATTCAGATACGTTATCTATTGTACTAAGCGAAACTACTATGGAAAATTGTTATGATATAATATTAGTGGATGAAGATTATACAATAGGTAAGGTCTTGGAATATTTCATTTATGATAATTATTTCTTGAAAGAACAATCTGTATTATTCTGTGGATTTAAAAAATTCCACCCTCACGATGAGTCGAGCCGGATTCGTATCGCATTCAAAGATAAGGTAGATAAACAAATGGTAGGAGAGTACTTGCATAAGGTATGTAACCAATCAATCAACTTTTACAGTGAAGTAGAGAAACTATTTACATAATATCCTTGCTCAGTGACTAATATAAAAAATATAATTATGTATATTTTTTATCCGCAATATATTTATTATCACAGTATAAAGACATGCAATTATTATATTATATAACAATGTTCCTTTGCTGTTGGAGAAACTCAAAAAAGACACAGTATGAAGCAGCCCGTTCAGTAAGTATGATAGCTCTTTCAGATTATTTGAATGATGCCATTGATTATAAATCAACAATTCCATTTGTACCAAATATAAAGTATGGTAAGGTGATAAAGGTATATGACGGGGATACGATAACCATTGCAGCAAAATACCCTTCTACAGACAATACAATGTATCGATTTTCAGTGCGATTGAATGGTATTGATTCACCCGAGATAAAAGGAAAGACAAATGCTGAAAAAGAGTTAGCAAAGAAGTCTCGTGATATGTTACACAACTTGATATATAATAAAGTAGTAAGTTTAGAAGATGTAAAAACAGAGAAGTATGGTAGATTGCTTGCAAACGTTCATATGGGTAATATATGTGTAAATACGTGGATGTTAAACAACGGATTAGCTGTTCCATATGATGGGGGAACGAAGACAAGACCAGATGAATGGAATGATAAAAATTGAAATAGTAGGTGTTAATATGTTTATGTAAAAACATTTGCTATGGAGAAGAGATTGAATAAAAAAACGGAGTCGTATCTAACCGAGTTTAAGGATAGTATCCGCGTTAAGTTATCTGAGTTGGGATTTTCAGAAAATGATAAGACACAAGAGTTAATGGAATATATTTATGAATATAGAAGGCTTTCCTTTGATAGGGATGATGTAAATAAACGACAGCGTATTAAGAACTGTATTCCAAATACAAATAGATGTAATGCAAAAATTGCAAATGGTTGTCAATGCACACGGCAACGCAAGGACAATCATGTTTATTGTGGAACACACGAAAAGGGCACCCCCCACGGCATTATAGATGAAGATTCAACGAGTCAATTATATACTAAACACGATGTATTCGTACAAGAAATAGATGGCATAGTTCAGTACTTGGATAAACAAGGGAATGTATATAATACAGAACACATACAACAAAATAGAGAAAATCCAGAAATAATCGGAAGGTACTTGGTAGATTCAAATGGAACCTACCAACTAAATATATATTAATCAACCCTGTAATAATAACTTGCAATTTACGGGGCATCATTATTGATTTTGCGGGTAATCGATTCTTGAACGGTTACTTCTCTATTCTCGAGAATAAAATCATTCATTTCGACTGCTTTTGATACATTACCTTCGTAATATTTAGATAATATATTCAAAAGATTTTTTTTTGTAATCGGTTTTTTAACATTTTTTTTATTGTAGCATAATTGTCCATCCTTAAGGTCGAAACAATCGATCTCATTGTCTTTCATGATTTCCATAAGACCGTTAGACAGTTCTTTCTTTTCTTTTTTTCGGCTGGTTTGCTCTTTTTGTAAAGTTCTTATTTCATTATCTAATTTGACCCAATCTCTGACTTTTTTAATAAGTAGTTGTTTTTTGTCCATTATATTAATATATATATATAATGGTTTATGTATTTTTTGAGATATTTATATTAGCAGTCTATAATATACGATGAATTTTATGAAGCATAGAGGTAGAACAAGTAATATGAATAGAACAAAACCTTCAAATGATTTCATTTCAATGGTCCAACCCAGAAGGAAGAGAACCGTTAAAATAGTGAATCTAGAAGAGGTTCTAATTGATGATAAACCTAAGATGAAGTGGGGACCACCCGTTTGGTTTTTTTTCCACACTTTGGCTGAGAAGGTGAAGTCTGATAAGTTTGATGACTTAAAGAATGAAATGGTTGACATTATACGGTCTATTTGTAATACATTGCCGTGTCCGATATGTGCTGAACATGCAACGAATTATATGAAAAAAATCCACAATAATTCTATACAATCTAAGGACGACTTGAAGCTGATGTTGTTTCAATTTCATAATGAAGTAAACAAACGAAAGGGGTATACACAGTTTAACCTGAACGACTTGAATAAAAAATATGAATCGGCGAATACGATAAATGTAGTGAATTCTTTTATTATAGCTTATCGAGAAAAATCCAGAAACGTCCAAATGATCGCTACAGAAATGAGCCGAGATATGATTCTTCGTAACATCCGTGGGTGGCTAAATAGTAATTTGGTACATTTTGATACATAACAATTATATAATGTTTATTGTTATGTTTTATTGATTTATCCTGATATTAAACTGCCATTTTTATATACTCGACATTTAAAGGTTTGCTTTGTTGGACGACTACAATGGTTACTTTGTTCTATACCAGTAAAGTATAACAGTCGTTTTGATTTGAAGCCATTATCGACTAATACACCCCATAAGAAACCAGAAAGACCGATAACAGTTGCCGCAGTTAATGCAATCAAATCGTGACATTCGTAATGTGTGTTCCAGTATATATTAAAAACGCTTAATAATACGAAAAATACAATAGTAGCCACATTTTGAGAAACAATATTATAAACCATCATAGAGTAAATTAAATAGGTCATTGTGAATACAATAACAACTTGACCCATAGGTATATCAGACAGTACTTCCATTTTACCTATAGTGATTGACGAACAGATATTTTGTGGCTCTGGCTTTTTTACATCGAATAGGTCTCTTAATAGCTTGACTCCTGGATTTAAGCCCATAGACAATACAACACTAAAAAGAATACCGAGTAAGTAAATAAGACCTTTGAAATCCTGATTAAATATAGAAGATAATGTAAAGAAACATACTAATATAAATGGTGCTAAACGTAGAAATAAATATGTATACGCGACAAAGTTAAATTCCATTATTTATAATATGATTAGATAATTAGTCGTTGGAAAAGATATATGAAAAGGTTTCATGGATATTGGAAACTTCCTTGAAATGAATATCTCGAATAAGCTCTTCGTTTTTAAGCGTTTTTTTCCATTTTATGAAATCAGCTAAGTTGCTTTGCGGGAACAAAAATGTTTTGACCCCAGCCTTTATTCCTCCTGCGATTTTACAATCGAGACCACCAATTTTGGTGATTTGCCCTTGTAGGTTGATTTCTCCTGTTATTGCAACATTGTTTTTGATTTTTTTATTGTTGAATAGGCTAAATATAGATAATGTAATAGCCGCGCCAGCAGAAGGACCGTCTTTTGATATAGCCCCTTCAGGACAATGTATATGTAGTCCTTGTGTATTGGTCTCCTTTACCTTTTTTACAATCTCGCTTTTATGTTTATCAGGGGTTAAGTTCCATGCAAGTGTCTTTGCTACATTCATACTTTCTTTCATAACATTACCTTGGAGACCTGTTAATTGTAAATCAAACAACGAATTGGAAGGACAATGCATACATTGGATAGGGATAATACCGCCTTGTCCAAGTGTATTCGCCCAAAGTCCGTTTATCACCCCAATTTCGTTTTCTTTATGAATATTCTTGTGATTAATTCTATTGTACTTTTTCAAATACTCATCAATCATAGTTTCATTGAGTATAATCGGTATAGTATTATGGTTTTTATTCTCTAACATTTCAAGATTAATCTCACCATATAAATCAAATAATATCTCTTTCAACTTACGAACGCCCGGTTCGAGTGTATAGTTTTCAATGATATATGTAATTTCGTTATTATTTAAGTTAACGATGTCATCAAATCCCATTTTTGTATTTATTTCGGGTAATATGTACTCATTTACAATAACAACTTTCTCATCTAAGGTTAGATTTTCGAAATGAATACGATGGATTCTATCAAGTAAAATGCGGTCAATTTGCTCTGGATCATTATACGAAAAAATGAATAATGCTTTCGACATATCAATATCAATACCACTGAAATATTTGTCCTGGAATCCTTCATTTTGTGTAGTATCAATCAAGTGTGTGAAGATTCCTATAATTTCCTTACCTTGTTCTGTTTTGCTAATCTTATCCAATTCATCTACATAAATAATGGGGTTCATGCAATTGGATTCCATTAGTAAATCAGCTATACGCCCCCATGTGGAGTTTTGATATGTATAACTATGACCCTCTAACGTAGAACCATTACACGATCCTCCAACGGATATAAATGTAAAAGGTCTTGGTTCATTGTTTTCATTCTGTAGGCACTTGGAAATACCTTTTTTTGCAAGAGAAGTTTTACCAATACCGGGAGACCCTTCAAACCCAAAACAATATCCGGTTAATTCCCCATTAATCCATTGACCGATAATCTTCATAATCTGATTCTTTGCATAAGTATGCCCGTGAATAGAATTGTTCATAACTTGTTTAATCGAGTTCATATTATTTGTTAATAAACCAAGGTCATTGCTAATATTATTAAATTGATGCAAACATAAGTCAACTTTGAAATGGTCTCCGAGTGTCTTCTCATAGAGTAAATACTTATGAGAATTAGTTCTTGTGTTCTGAATATAATGTGTAAGCTGTTGAATATTCACAGACTTTGTTCTGTTTGAGAACGTGAATGATACATTAGAATCTTTGCATAGTTTTTGTGCGTATTGAATAATCTTGTTTATATCCTTTGTTTTTAATTTGTTTAGCTCGGATTCAATAGTAGTATTAATGTGGTTGGTAACGTGGTATGTGATATTTTTTATTTCTTTAATGATTTCCATCGATGTATAGTTATTCTTGTTAGTAAATATGTAATTAGAAAATAGCTGTTGGAAATTATGGATATGCAATTTAAATGAGTTATTAATAATTTTCATTTGTTTCAATATAGGTTCTTCTCTATAAATCCCAAATGGAATCTTGAGTAACCCTTCAAGATATTGCTTTGTTTTTAATGTAACGTCATCTGGTTTTCCTTTAATCTCTTTTAGTTTCAGTAATGCCTTTTCTTTGATCTGTGGGGTGGCCTTCATTAAATAGATTTGCTGTTCCAATGTTACTTGACTAATCTCGTACTGTTTTATCAAATCAGTAGTTTTTTTTGTAGAATTACTTATAAGGGTTTTCATCTTATTTTGTATATGATACGGCAGTCTGTAGTATTTCATATTTGCGGGGTTATCCTCTAATTGTAGTAATTCGTATAATAAAGAACAAATGTACTGCACCTCATTATCATCTTCATAACATAATAAATGAAGTAAAAACTGTCTACGCGTATAAATATCCATTTCAATAAATTTCTTCATAGACACATCCAATTTACTTTGTTTGATAGAATGAATATCTGTAACCATTGAAAAAACTTTTTTTAATACATCGTTATTACCGTATATAAGAATATCCTTTAAAACAAAATTGCTTGTGAAATTAGTTAATAATTGGAGTTCTTCCTTTTCACGATTCGCGTGAAATTGATTAATAGTAATTAATCTGTTTGAAATATATTTATTTGTGAAAATGTCAATTGAAAGATAGTCGACAATTCCATACACGACTAATGTTTTCTTTGTTTGAACGTTTTGGAATAGTATTCTAACTCCGTGTATTCTTGATAATAAGTTCTCGACGTCGATTTCCATATCATAGCATTCTAAATCATTGTTTTCTTCCATTTGTGTTGTAGTATCGGTAATTTTATCCGCACAATATTCAATTGGGTTCATCGTATTCGTCTTCTTCTTCCAGTGTATAATTTTATAACCAATTGGCGTAACATGATTTTGTATTATTGAGAACTTATCGTGCATTATTTCATCACTATAATTCTTATTCTTCCACTCAGAACCAAATACAATAAATAATAAATCACATACCGACCTTGTTCCAAATCCACAAATAACTACTGATAATTTATCAATAATGCGTTGCGTATCATTAATGATTTCATTTTTATCCATATTGTCTTGGTCGATATTGACACTTATTTCATTAATATTTTTATAAAGTTTGTAAAGTATAGATGTAGAAACGTTTGTATCGTTACTACTAAAAATACCGTTCGAATGGTTGGTTTGTATGGAATAAAAAGTTTTTTGAATAATCTCTTGTAAATAAGTTATTTTATTTTTCAAAAATGTAATAAGAGTATCGCTCATAATACTATCTTTTTTCACTATTATATATGAATATATTATAAAAATTGAAATGTTTTCATCCCTGAAAACTGTATTACAAATCTCTAAACATGAACATTATTATTAATAAATTAGATCTACCGTGTGATATTAAAGGCGTAATCAATTCGTTTGTTTATCACGATAATGGTTTTAATCAGGTACAAGTAGATACAATAGAAAAAATAAAAACAAAATCATTGCAGATACAACAACAACGAATAAAGCTTGAATTGATGGAATGGTATAGAGTCGATAAAAGAACAAGATGGTTGCGCAATGGAGGTGTTTACAAAAAGGTTAAAGGATTGGATGGTTCCCGCGGTTACGAGACAGCAATATTCAGAGAGGCATATTATGCTGGATTATTACCAGGCACCACCGTTCAACCGGAAACGGCGATGGTTCGGATAGCCCAAGGAACGGTTCGTAAATATCAAGAACTTGTTTATAAATATATGGCGGACCAACGATTAGAAGAAATACGAATGTATGGATGTACTCAGTAAAAGGATATAAACAAAAAGGAACATAGTATATAGTAGTGCTAATGGGTATTCCTGCATACTTTTCGTATATTATTAAGAATTATACAAATATTATACGAAGTTTAAAATCCTTTTTGTTGGATGGACACGACAAAAGTGACCGTTTTACGCACCTGTATATGGACTGTAATTCAATCGTATATGATTCGTACTATGAGTTAGAGAAAGTGGAAGCAGAAAATATAGAAACGCTTGTTATAGAAAGAGTTATACAGAAAATAGAATATTATATCGGATTATTAAAACCTACATCTTGTATATATATTGCATTCGACGGAGTCGCCCCTTTTGCCAAAATGTACCAACAAAAAATGAGACGTTATAAATCATCATTCATAGCGAATGTAAATGAAAAACATATGGAGAAAGAAGTGAAGAACAAGTGGAACACGTCTTCAATAACACCTGGAACGCAATTCATGCATAATTTGAGTGAACGGTTAAATTATCATTTTCGTCACAGTGAAAATAGATATAACTGTAAAGAAGTAATTGTATCTTGCTCGGATGAACCAGGAGAAGGCGAACAGAAACTATTTCTACACTTACGTAACCATATACAACAAACAGACCAAATAGCAGTGTATGGGCTTGATTCAGATTTAATCATGCTTTCTATTTTCCATTTGTCGTATTGTAAGAATACATATATTTTCAGAGAAGCCCCCGAATTCTTACGTAGTTCAATACCAGTAGATGTAGAAGATAACGAGCCATATTTTGTGGATATAAACGCATTGCAGTTTGGGATATTAGACCATATGGATTGTAAATACAATACTCTTCATCGTATCCAAGATTACGTTTTCTTATGTTTTCTCCTTGGAAACGATTTCTTGCCTCATTTTCCAAGTATGAATATTCGAACTCACGGAATAGATACGTTATTAGATATATACAAAACAACTTTGGGAAATAAAGAAAATGCCTATTTTATTAACCCAGATACAAAGAAAATAGATTGGAACTATGTAAATAAATATATGAAGCAACTACAAGAAAAGGAATATGATTTCTTAAAACAGGAACATTATGTGCGTAACCGGTTTGATAAGTTTAAATTTGGAGAAACAACCAATGAAGAACGCGAAAAAGCCCTTCAAAATACCCCCGTTTTATATCGAAAAGAAGAGAAGTATATATGTCCGAATGAAAAAGGGTGGGAAGAACGCTACTATAAGAGTTTGTTTGGAAAGGAACGAACGTCAAAGAACCTGAAAGAAATATGTAATAATTATATTGAAGCATTGGAATGGGTTTACGTATATTATACAGATGATTGTATAGATTGGAAGTGGAAATATAACTACCATTATCCACCTCTATTTGTCGACTTGGTTAAATATATACCGCATTTTCAGATGGATTATTTTACAAAACAAGAAACACAACATATTTTTTCACCCTACACCCAGCTGGCATATGTTTTACCAAAAGACAATCTATATCTTCTACCAAAAGATAAAGAACAATGGCTATTAAAACATTATAAGAACTACTATCCAGAACATTTTACGTTCGTTTGGGCGTATTGTCGTTATTTCTGGGAAGCACACCCTATTATGGTAGATTTACCCATGGTAGAATTAAATCATATAGATAAGCAATTACAATAATTTTATTTGAATATACCAAATTAGTAAGATAATATAGATGCACGTTATATTACCTCACGATGTAATACGGTATATTATCCAATATATTGATAATATAGAAACACGAATACATTTTGGTATAACATTGCCATTGTCTATTCAACGTTATAATCATTTAATACGTTTATTTCAACAGAAACCAGTATTCATACAACCCGGATATATGAGACATTTCTTACCAAATAAATTTAATAGCACCGAACGACAACGTGAGCGAATTGATGATGATAGTATGGAAATAGGCATTCAAATGATGGATGATTGTGTATATACCATTTACAACTTATATATTTTTAAAAAATCAGAAGACCCAGTCACCGTACAAAGCGGAGTCGTAGATATTAATTTAGAAGTCTATTGTTGGCACTATAAAGAATATGAATTCTGGAGATATTAATTCTTTAATTTAAAATTATATGCAGTTATTATAAGTTATACCAATGTTAGATTTTTTTATAGGTGATTTTATACAACAGAACAAGTATACATTTTTAGCGTACATTCTAATTATTCTTATCTTTTTTCCAATAGAGGGATTGTTATTACCAAATGTATATGGTATGATGTTTGAACGGTTTAAAACAAATGTGAAAATAGAAAATTTTGGTGACATATTCACGAATATTCAAAAGCAAAATCTTCCGGGTATGATTATCTTATTGGTTCTTATATGGGTGGTTATCATTGGTTCAAGTTATATAAAACATCAAGTAGAGTCTTTTTTAGTTCCAGAATACATGAAATACACCCGAAACGCCATTTATGAAAAAACCGTTGAGGCGTATTCAAGCGATTTTCGTGATATGAAAACCGGGGAGTACTTATCGCGTATGCTTGAATTAACACGAAATTTGAAGGATTTATTTCAATACACTATTAATCGGCTTATCCCTGAATCAACCGTTACTGTAATAATCGTTTTATATCTACTTCTCAAACAGAGTAGTTTAGGTATAACAATTGGAATCACTCTATTATTATGTATTATAATACAATACTATGGCAGCAATATAATTATTGAAAAGGTGAAGGACAGAGAAGAATATTTCAATAGTGTTGTTAGTGAGAACATACAAGATAGTTTGGATAACTTGATGAACGTGTATTTGAATAATGAGGTGGAAATGCAAATTAAGAAGAATGAATCATTTGAGCAAGAGTCCCACCGAAAAATGCAACATATTATGTCTTTTCAGAATAAGGTAGTATCAGCATCAGAGATTGTTATTATTATTGGTTATGGTATTTCATTATACTTTATTTACACGTTGTTAACAACTAAGAAGATCAGTATTGCAGAGGCAATTATCTATATATTGGTGGTCGGACAGTTTGTAAGTTATATGATAGGTGTAAATATTGGGTTAGTTCATAATATTTTTTATAAACTTGGGATTGTAGCGGCATCACGAGACCATTTACAGACATTATTGAACATGAAAACGATGAAAACTAAAACTGATTGTATCCATAAAGGAAATATCAAATTCAAGAATGTGTATTTCAAATACGATAAAGATAGTGAGGAATATTTGATTCAAGACCTGTCTTTTGAACTACAGGAAAACAAGAAATATGGTTTAATCGGTCGTTCGGGGTCTGGTAAAACAACTTTAATGAAGTTGCTTGTTGGGTTATATCCTACTGATGGTGGTGAAATATCCATCGATGATACAGATATTCAGCACATAAAACAAGAATATTTGCGTGAAAAAGTGAATTATGTCAACCAAAAAACAAGTATGTTTAATGAACCTATTATAAATAACATGCTTTATGGTAACGACCATATTACAGAGGAAGAAATGATTATGAAATTAGAAAAGTACAAGTTATTAGATGTATTTAGTGATTTGCCAAATGGAGTACACGCAAGCGCAGGAATACACGGAAACAATTTGTCCGGTGGAATGCAAAAGGTTACAATGCTTATGCGTGGTATTGTAAAGAAATGTAAGATTATGATATTGGATGAACCATTAGCAGGGTTGGACCAAAACACTCGCGCAAAAGTAATCGATATGATTAATATGGAATCAGAAGGTAAAACGCTTATTGTTATTACACACGATAAGGAGATTTTACCACACATGGAGCAAGTAATTGATGTCAATAAACTATAATAATATTATCTAAGCGAATATTATAATATGAAAGTAGAGACCTTTGAGAATAAAAAGGAAATAATGATGTACTACCATACATCTTTTCGTAATGTGGGATTATTTACTACATTATCGTTGGGTGCATTAGGATACAGTCGTTATTATCGCGATAAGATACAGTACTATAACATTGTTTTGATACTGATTTCGTTTATATTATTGTTAATTTCAGTGTTGTTTAATTTACATTTATACACTGACATTCAAGACTATGTTAATGAATACCAAGATAAGGAGGTAGAACGGTTTATAAGGATTAATTACATAATGGCTGGTGTTCATATAGTTCTCGCATTGCTATGTATTTTTACCTTGTTCCGTAACGCAGCATAATAAATACCAGGATTCCGTAGCCCAATTTTATTAACCCACCCTTTATAAGAGAATGAATAATGGAGCGTTTTTATGATTTGTGATATTAAACCTCTGCGTGGTTCAAGTGTAAAACTACCTTTTATACAGTTTGTATACGGTAAATGAATGTAGTTACCAAACGGGGTGTATATTTTTTGGCGGATGCATGTTATTCTCTAATAAAACAATACTGAATGAAACAATATAAAAAACAAACAGTGATTATACAGTCTAATGATAGACGATTGCTCTTTTAGCTCAGTGGTTAGAGCGTTTGCTTAGTAAGCAAAAGGCCGTGAGTTCGAACCTCACAAAGAGCTGAATGAAAATTGAACTATAATATTCATATGTGAATACTATAATTTAGGTTATGATTACATTGAATACACTGAAGACATTAGCATATGATATACTATCAGCATATTGGGTTTATTTGTTGTGTATAGGATTGCATTTTATATTACCGCGTGTTTATATTTATGCGTGTATTCCATTCACGTTTATGGGAATGATGTTAAGTCCGTTTATGGCACAGAGCCCACATTGTAAAGCAATTATGTGGGCATTGAATACAAGCATTGAGACCATTCAAAAAATGTTCTTGTTGTTAGTTGCGTGGTTGTTATCACGTAGTTTTATGAAAAGTATTAATACAAAAAAAGAAGATTAGAAATTTGATAATGAGATAGATTGTTTGATAGCGAAAAGTATTTTTTTATTCACCTTTAGGTTTTAATGTATTGTATAATAATGTCTGGATATTATAAGTAAAAAATGAGTGATAATGAAGATTTTTTATCTAATGCCAAAGTAAAACCTCAATCCAAAGAACAGTTATTAAATGATTTAATGGGACAACAAACAAATGCAAAAATTAAAAACATAATAACGGGAGCTATGTTAACAGAAGGGGATTTTGATATTAGGGACTATCCAGATATATTGGATGACGTTCTTTATGAATCAACGGGTAATGATGAAACGACCAGTATTCTAATGCCTCCAATGTCTCCAAAACCTTCGTCGCAAAATTTGATGTCTAATAAACCCGAGCCATCGAGTGGTTCTGTGGTTAAGGTGATAAGGAGTAAATTGATTGGGAAATTACAAGATAAATATTCTGAAGAATCTAAAGATTATAGTATTGATGATGAATCCATACAAGCAGCTATGAACGAGTTAATCCAAGATGTCAAGGAAAACCTACTCCCTAATAAAAGGAATCAAACTGTGGGTAACAAACGTGGGAATCAAACAAATACAAAAATTGTTGAATTTCTTCAAGAAAAATTAAATGTGTTCAGTAAGGAAGGAGATACTCGTGGGTGTGTAACAAGGAATATCGGTGATGCACAGCAAATGAAGGATATGTGGGGTAGAAACGTAACCGAGTATGCAAAGTCTGCTGAAGCAAAGTGTTATTTGTGTGGTTTAAAAATAGTCCCGTATAATTCATGTCCAGAGGCAGAACATAAGTTACCGGCTGTAAACATGTTTACAGATTTTCATCATTATCGTATTTTGAATATATATAGGGGAAAAGAACTTGATGGGGTTGAAGAGTCAATATATACTTTATGGAATAATTTCATCAATAATAGGTATACCGATAATACCGAAATTTTAAAAGACCTGTATAAAGCTATAAATGAGACTGACGAATATGAGAGTGACAATGTAGACCAATTATATAATAAATTGTACAATACCTTTTTAATTCAAATTGGGGGTGGTTTAAATGATGGAATGGGCTCATATGCTAAAGACCTTATAAAGGCGTGGCTGATAGAATTCGCATATGCACACCATATATGTAACCAGGTAAAGGGTAATATGCTATTGAATAAAGATAATTATACAACTTTTACAAGTACCGCTACTACCAAACATTCACAGAATAAGAATCGCGAAGGGAATGATTTGAAAGGACAAAGTGAAGCCAATGCACTTGGGACTACAAATAAATTTGAAACAAAAATCAGTGACCGCAAATATAGAACAATTCAAATGTTTGACCATTTGAACACGACACGCACCCAATATATAAATAGTTATAGTGAAATATCAACCCAGGTTAAAGCGTTTGAAGACGAAATGAAAGTTCATTTTGAAGACGAAATGAAACTTGAGAATCTCGCAGAGGTAATGGTTATGATGAGGGCATTATATTATATAGTTAATTCAGTGCCAGAACCAGATTCTATAAAGGTCTCCGACGCCAACCATCGGAAAAAGAAAAAAAAATCGAATAACTTGGAACAAACAAAGACAGCATTGCGTGAAGAAACAAAGACAGCATTGCGTGAAGAAACACTGCGCAAACTTAGTAAATTAAATAGAGACCCTATTTCGGGAAAGCCACGATTAGAAACTGCGGAAAATAGTATAAGAAAAGATTTTATAGAGTATCATACTGAAGAAGAATGGAATGATTTAATAAACGAATTTGATAACTCAAAAGAAAGAGCAGAAGATAACGAAAAAGAAAGCGGAGGAAATAAATTTGGTGGAGGAGTTAGACAAAAGAAAACAAAAAGGAAAGGTAGAAGGGTAACAAAAAAGAAGAGAAGAACGAAAAGGAAAAATAAGTAGGCGGAGTAAAAATATACATGGGTAAGGACTCATACATATTTGTTGTAATTAGATATATCGTGTGGTGGTTTAATAAATAATAATAAAAAAGGTGTATTGTGTATGTGTGGGGTGTAGGGTGAATAAAAAAGGTGTATTGTGTATGTGTGGGGTGTAGGGTGAAGGATATATATTGGTGGATTGGATTGAGGGTCTCGAGTGAAGGATATATATTGGTGGATTGGATTGAGGGTCTCGAGTGAAGGATACACAGTGAGGACTTGGAGTGAGGACTTGGAGTGAGGACTTGGAGTGAAGGATACACAGTGAGGACTTGGAGTAAGGGTCTCGGTGTGAGGATACATAGTTGGGGTCTCGTGTGAGGGATGCCCCCATTTCTCAATTTATAACCCATTTCTCAATTTATAACCCATTCCTTAATTTATAACCCATTTCTTAATACCTATATACACACTCAACCAGCCCCCATAGCAGGGTTCCATAGTAAGGGTCTCGTGTGAAGGCCTCGTGTGAAGGGTATCATGTGAAGGGTATCATGTGAAGGCCTCGTGTGAAGGGTCCATAATAAGGGTCTCGTGTGAAGGGTATCATGTGAAGGGTCCATAGTAAGGGTCCATAATAAGGGTCTCGTGTGAGGGTCCATAGTAAGGGACTCGTGTGAAGGGTCCATAGTAAGGGTCTCGGGCGAAGGGTATCATGTGAAGGGTCCATAGTAAGGGTCCATAATAAGGGTCTCGTGCGAAGGGTCCATAGTAAGGGTCCATAGTAAGGGTCCATAGTAAGGGTCCATAATAAGGGTCCATAATAAGGGTCCATAATAAGGGTCCATAATAAGGGTC